AAACGCAGCTATTCCTGGAACTGTTGAAGTTGGTTTTACTGCAACAACTACAACAACAGGTATTGTTTTTGCGGGAGCTACAAGAGTTAGAGGTATGCACGGAGTAAGTTCGTCAACTGCTGGAGCGGCAATCATTAGAGAGGCATCACAAACAGGTTCTAAATTATTAGAAATCGATACTCCTGCAGCAGCAGGTCAAGTTGATCCTTATATTCCTGATGAAGGCATACGTTACAGACAAGGTGCTTATATTGATATAGGCGCTGGTTACGATAGTGCTACAATTTTTTTTGATGGGTAATGGCTAGAGATAAGCAACCACCAAAGACTAAAAAGTATTTCCGCTCCACAAAAAGTGGGGCGGGAATGACTAAAGCAGGGGTTAAGAAATACAGAGCTGATAACCCTGGTTCTAAATTAAAAACAGCAGTTACAGGTAAAGTAAAACCAGGTAGTAAATCTGCTAAAAGAAGAAAATCTTTCTGTGCTAGAAGCGCAGGACAAATGAAAAAGTTTCCTAAGGCGGCCAAAGATCCTAACTCTAGGTTAAGGCAAGCAAGGAAACGTTGGAGATGCTGAATGAAACAAATCGGAATAATTTTATTTTTATTTGTTGCTGTGGCTATAATAGTTACAGACACAAGAGCAAATACAAATACCGTGTCGTCAACAGTTTTAAACAATGCACCTGCTACAGCAAATGCACCGACTGTTTTGAACTCAAATTCTGATATTTGCAAAATCGGAATTGGCGGAAGTGTTCAAAATAATATTTTAGGCGTAGCTACAGGTTACGTCATCACAGACGAATTTTGTGAGCGTGTCCGCACAAGTCGTGCATTATATTCCTATGGCATGAAGGTGGCAGCAGTGAGTTTGTTGTGTCAGGACCATCGTGTCTGGACGAGTATGAAAAATGCCGGGACCCCGTGCCCTGTAGACGGACTCATCGGGGCTGAAGCCGCTTCCTATTGGGAAGAAAACCCTGAGAAAATTCCAGAAGGATCTCCTTACAGAGATGATTATATGCAGGTAGCGAAACAAGATGAACCACAAGGAGAAATAGATGAAACTCTGTTTTATAAAACTTTGTTTGTTATTCTTACTGGTATCGTCATATTCTAAGGCAGACTGCGTACCTGACGCAACAGGTAAAAATTTCTTAGGTCTTTGTACACCAGAGGTAACAATAACAGAAGATACACAAATTGACATTACTGAAGAAGACTTAGGTACAGAAATTGTTACAACAACTACAACTACTGTCACTAATACAGAAGTAACTGTCACTAATCAAAACTCCGATAATATACTTGATGGTTCAAACGGATATGTAGGCACAAGTAACGAAGGAGACATGGATATTGATTGGGGTGGCCAAGGTCCTGCTAGTATGCCAACAGGCAATGCTTGTTATGGATTAGGCACAGATAAATGTGCAGCTATTGCGGGATCAGGTAATTCTACTTCCACTATGGGGGTCGCGGGCATGGGTACAACATTCATACAGACTGTTGATTTCTCTGAACTCAATATTAGCAATGGCGGTGAAGTTAAATACTCTATAGAGGTAGACAAACAGGATGATCAAGATCGAATATACATGCACATTACAGGACTTAATGGAACTACTTCAGTCTTTTCAGGCACTGACATCTTGTCTGAGTCTGGAGTATCAACAGGATATCAATCTTATAACGGGTCTTTCGATTTCAGTGGTGTATTAAATAAAGTAACTATTGAGGTAGGAGGAAGAGACATCAATCTAGCCGTGGGTCCAGTATTTGATGACGTGAGCGTTGACGTATTCTATAATGTAATTAATACAATTATTACTCAACAAATAACTACAGTAGAAGAAATATATTATCTTAATCTTTTAGATACAGAGATAAACTTTGCAGAGGAAGTCTTTGAGTTTAATGACATAGCTACCAATGATATTGGTGAGATAGAGTTTATGCCTTTTGAATCTGAGTATGAAGAAGTATCTTATGAGTCTGTTGAGATGGAAATGGCAGAGATAGAATTAGAGTTTGAGTATGTAGAAATTTCTTATGATGTCACTTTTGATGCTCCTCCTCCAATGGAATTACTACCACCCCCTGATATGAATATAGACTTTGAAATGCCAGTAAACATAGAAACGGTCACATTAGAGATTGAAATGGAAATGGATCTACCTCCACCAGATATGATAGCCTCTGTTGAAGAAGTTGCTCCTCCTGTAGAATTAGAGCCTGAAATAGAGATTGAGCCTGAACCCATTGAAATAGAAGTAGAAGAAACCAAACCACAAATTGAAGAAGTTCAAGAAGAGCCTGAAACTGTTGAAGAAGCACCTGAAGAAGTAGAGGAAATTGAAGAGGTAGAAGATGTAAAAGAACCAGAGGAAGAAGCACCTGAGGAAATAGAAGAAGCTGAAGAAGAAGTAAAAGAAGAAGTAAAAGAAGAGCCAAAGAAAGAGGAAAAAAAAGAAGAACCTAAAAAGGAAGAAAAAAAAGAACCTTCAGCGAAAGAAAAGGCTGCCACTAAGATAGTCAAAAAGATTGATGATAAGGCTCGTTATGACGATGCTGCTCAAACAAAAACATTAATAGTTATGCAGATTCTTGGTAATACAAAATCATTCTTTGACACACAGTCATACATACAAGATACAAACGTTACAGAATATTTAAACAAGACAATAGATGACCAGTATGGTATGTTGTTTGACATGGCACAAGGACAGATAATGGATGATATGGTGAACTCACAATGGCAGAAGTCTCAATAGGCGGAGTGTCCTTTAAAGGAGGACGCATGATGGCAGTCATCCTAGCGCTTAGTAGTGCTGTAGGTGTTTTATATGGCGGGTTCGAAGCTTTCAAAAAATTTCAAGATATGTCCGCTCAGATTGAGTCTTATACTGCCCCGGATTTAAGCGGGTTTGATAAGAAAATTGCTCTTGTTGAAACACAAACAGATGCACAAATAGAACTTGTATCTCAGCAACTAGATGCTTTAAAAAGTGAACTAGAAATTATATTGGGTGAAATAGACCTAATAAGTCAGGTTAGTCGGGAACTCAAAGATGACCTTAAAACGGATTTACGCAACGTTGAGCAAGACGTACGACACATAACCGAAATTGTGAATGACGTGGAGGATAGACAAAAAGAAGATTCAAGAGAGCTTATAGATGAGATGAAGTTAATGGAAGAAAGCCTTGACTTAAAGATTAATAAGGCTTTAAATAACCCTTTAAGTGGAATGTCCGCAAAAACAAAATAGGAGAATGCTATGTGTGATTGTAAAACAGATCAGGATTGCAAATGTCGTTTAAGATAGAGCTAAAAACAGTTTTGCCCTATTTGGTGCTATTTGGAACTCTAGCAATGACATGGGGCATGTGGAGTGAACGCTTAAATGCAGTAGAAAAAAAAGCTGATAGTGTTGCAGAAATGCAACAGGATTTAGCTGTTATAAAAGCACAACTAAATTCCATGGATGAAAAAATGGACTGGATGGAAGGCTTTTTAATTAAGAATTATAAAGAATTTTAATGGCTATTGGGAGATCTCAAATGGCCCAACAAGTGATGAAACCGGGAGGTAAAAAAAATGGCAAAGTTATGCGCAAGAGGAAAAGCCGCCGCAAAAAGAAAGTTTAAAGTTTACCCTTCGGCGTACGCCAACATGTACGCTAGTGCAGTATGCAGTGGTAAAGTTACCCCTGGGGGTAAGTCAAAGTCTCAAAAGAGAAAGGCCGTTTCAGCTCAAAGAAAACAAAGTGGTGGTTCAATTGTAGCCGCTGGTTGTGGAATGGTTGAAGACTCTAAGAGAAAAAAAACCAAACTTTATGTGTAAGGAGGTAAATCATGGAAAAATTATGGAGTAAGTGGAGTAACCTTAACAAAAAAGGCAAAATAATTGCTGGTGTTGTTGTAGTTGTTATTCTATGGGCTGTTTACAACCAAGTAGTATAATGGCAAAAAAAGGTTTACGCGCTTGGGTTAAAGACAATTGGGTCGATATAGCCAATAAAAAATCTGATGGTTCCTATCCTAAATGTGGTAGAAGCGGTGGAGAAAAAAGAAAAAATTATCCTAAGTGCGTACCTATAGCAAAAGCAAGAGCTATGTCAAAAGGTCAGAAAGCAAGTGCTGTTAGCAGAAAACAAAAAGCAGGTAATCCTGGCGGTAGACCGACCATGGTAAAAACAATTGTCAAGAAGAAAACTAGCAGAAAAAATAAAAGGTGATGTAATTAATTGGTCTAAGAATGTCTTAGAACCAATGAACAAACATATAGGATTTCCAGCATGTCCGTTTGCTGCTAAGTGGAGAAGAGATAACAAACTTAGAATAGAAGTACGATTAGATAAAACTAAATACGAAAAACATCTAACCAACATAATTAAAGACTGGAACAAGAAACAACACGATATTATAATCTTCTGTGACCCTTATTGGGATCAATACGATGAAGAGCAATTTCAAGAAAAGATAGATTTTTATAATAAAACATACAATAGAAGAGATGTATATTTTATGGGGTTTCACCCCAACAATCCTGCAACTGTAGAAGAACAAGAGTTTTTAGTAAATCCTCACGATGATGGTGATTGGGAACCTGAATATCAATACAGTATGATGCTTGTTCAGAAATACAAACAACTATATGAAGCAAGTTGCAAACTACATAAGATAGGGTATTATAAAAAATGGCCGGCAGAGTATTACGATGATGTTGTAAAAACTCGCCAAGATGCATACGAAAAACTTTTTAAAAAGGAGAAAAGACATGATGGGAATGAAAAAACAAGCCATGAAAAGAGGCGGTAAGCCTGTGGCTATGAAACGTGGCGGAAGTCCGAAAAAACAAGTCAAGAAAAAAAATAAAAAGAAGAAAAAGTAATAATTTATGGCTACCTCGAATACAACAACATTTAACCTTAGTTTTGATAATATTATTAATCGTGCTTATGCACGATGTGGTACATCTTTGAGAACTGGTTATCAGCTGCAAGCTGCAAGAGATAACTTAAATCTGTTATTCTCAGAATGGGGTAATCGAGGTATCCACCTTTGGAAAGTAAAAAATCATACACAAAATTTAACAGCAGGAACAACCACATATACAGCTCCCTCTGACGCATCTGATGTTTTAGAATTAGTATTTAGAGAAGTAAGTGGATCCACAACCACTGATACAAGTATGACAAAAGTTTCAAGATCTGAATATGAGAATATACCAAACAAATTTTCTCAAGGTCAACCAAGTCAATATTTTATACAAAGAAATTTATCTAATGTTGAAATTAGTCTATATCAAACACCTAACACAACCGATACTCAAATAAACTATTTTTATGTTGGACGAATAGAAGACGTAGGTGCTTACACAAATGATCCTGATGCACCATATAGATTTTTACCATGCACTGTATCTGGACTTGCATATTATTTAAGTCAAGAAGTTGCTGTAGAAAAATCACAGGAACTTGAAAGAAGATATGAGGCGGAATTACAAAGAGCGCTTACAGAAGACAGTCAGTCTACTTCTGTAAATATAGTGCCAAGAAGTTTCTATGTGGGGTAATGAATGACCTTTGCAAATGGTAATCGTTCACTTGCTATATGCGATAGATGTGGACAACGATATAAATATTTACAGTTACGACAAGAGTGGAATGGGTTACACGTTTGTCCAGAATGTTTCGAACCTAAACATCCGCAATTAGATCCAGGTTATCATCCTGCAGATCCTATTGCTCTTCAAGATCCTAGACCAGAATCAAATAAAATATTAACAGCTAATTCACCCACAGGACCTAATGATGCTGTCACAGAAACTTTTGGGCAACCTATGCCTATGGTAGTATTTGTTGGAGATCCAGGTGACAGTGCTTTTTTGACAACAACACAATCAGTTTCACCAAATGATGGCGGTCCACCTACAGGCACCTCTAGTATGTTGCCTCAAGTGCCTAATCAAAAATTGACCGTATTATCTTTTGTTGGTAAAGTATCGGTGGTTATAACATGAATTATACAGAATTATTAGACAATGTAAGAAACTACACAGAGGTCACCTCAGACGTATTATCAAATACCGTAGTCAATGTTTTTCTTACAAATATAGAAAATCAAATAGAAAGATTATTAGACTCTGACGCACAGAGAAGATATGCAACAACTACCTTTGAGGCAAACAATGCTTTTTTAGATGTATCAGGTCCAGAGGGTGGTTTTCGATTTGCAAGGGGTTTACAGATACATGCTGCAGACGGAACCATAACTTGGATGGAACAAAGAGACACTACTTTTATTGATGAATTCGCAGTAGAAAGATCAACGACAGATGTTAATTTTACAGGTCAACCTAAATATTGGGCTAACTGGGATGCAAAAACTTTGATTGTAGCTCCTACTCCAAATGTAGCTTACACAGTTGAAATGTGGTATGACGAAACAGCAGAAAGATTAGGAAACGGTGCAGGTACGACTTCAACAACAACCTTTATATCAAATAATGCACCAGAAGTTTTGTTGTATGGCACATTATCTGAAGCATTTTCATACTTGAAAAATGACAAAGATATGCAATTATACACTCAAAAGTTCCAAGTAGCTTTACAGGCTTTTGCCAACGAGC